GGTGTAGGCGTCGATGTAGTAATCGAGCATACGTTGGCCAGCTTGCAGTAGCCCATCCATAGCAGCATTTTCTTCTGCCGTAAAGGCATTGCGGTTAGGCAACTGGCGGCGGCTGCGAGCTTCCTGAAGAGCCAGTGCAATGCGGCCTTGCGAGGCAGCCGGCAGCGTCAAGGCAGGCTCAAAAAGTTGCGTGACCTCGTTGAGGGCAGTATGGTTGCGCACATACAGGCGGTCCATCTGATCAGCAGAGGCACGGTAGATGGGCTGCTTGGCGAACGAGGCGATGGGCGAAGCGAACCACTTGCCGAAGAAGCCGCCACGGAACCCGTCCGCGATTTGCTTGTCGAGGGTTTGCTGCTGCTTCTTGATGGACTCGTTGCGCGGCGTCGAGAAGATAGCCTCTTCGACGGTGTCGGTCGGATCGCCAGCCCCGCTCGCAGGGTCAGCTTCGGCCGCAGCATCCGCCAACTGCTCCGTCGTCTGCGCCTGTTGGGCCGGACTCGGAGTGGCAGCAGCGGCGGCTGGTGCGATGGTGGGAGCGGAAGCCGGAGTTTGTACGGGCGCAGCGGGTTGAGTTGGTGCTGCCGCCGTTATGGGAGGGGCCACTGGCGCAGGGTTTGCAGCTTCCCACGCTCTGATTGCAGCCGCGCGCTTTTCCCGCACCTGCGCTACACCCGGCAGAGGAGAACCGGCATCGCGCTTGTCTTCCATTAACAGCAGGCTGCGTTCGTCAGGAGTTAGCGCGGCATTTCCAGCGGCGTTGCGACGGGCTTCCCACTCTGCATATGCGGCTTGCGGGGCTGCCTGTGTTGGCGCAGCTTCCGGGATCGGCGCCCCTTCTGTCGTCGGGGGAACGGTGCCAGTTGTTGGCGCTGCTGCTGGTGCGGGTGCCGGCGTGGGTGCAGGCTGCGACGGGGTAGGGGCGCCGTAGTTGACTGCATACTTAGTCGGGCTCTCCTTCTTGATGACGCCAGTCTGAGCAAGGGCGTCAAGTTGGTCGGCGGCTACCTTGACTTCGGCCCTGGTGACGCGCGCCGGATCAATGTCACGGGAGGCGAGGGCCGCCTTGGCAACAGCGTTGGGCGAGAACTCGTTGAGGTTCAGGTCGCCACGGTTCGCAGCTTCAGCAAGGTTGCTGATGGCGTCGGAGACGATGGGCTGGTTGGTGTCGGGAGCGCGCGGGAAGAACTCGTCGATGGCTTGGCGGCGCGTACTCAGGACGGACTGCTGCCAGTCGGAAACGCGAGCCGCGTTCACGAAGCCAATGGTTGCTTCAGGCGTGGCAAGCGTGGTAGGAGGCGTGAAGCGGGGATTCTCCGCAATGAAGGCTTCGGCTTCTTCGCGGGTCGTAAAGGCTTCCGGCCGTTCGGGAATAGTAAGCGGAGCCATGCGCGGCGGCTCGGCAGCTTCGGGGGCAACGGGGGTGGTGGGAGCGGCAGTGGGAGCGAAGGCGCCTTCAGGAACGGCAGCGGTTTCAGCGCCGGCAGGGCGTTGGCCGAATGCACCGCGAACAGCAGCGCCCGTGACACCGCCGGCAGCAGCACCGCCGAGACCAGCTTCGAGGTATTCGCGCCCGGCGCCGCCCTCAGTTGTGAAGACGGGGAGGCCAGCCTGCGCACGTTCGATGGCGGTCTGTGCAACTTCGACAGGGGCTTCGGTAGCAGCACCGACAGCAGCGCCCGTGGCAAGGCGGCGACCAAGGCCAGCGCCGGCAGCTTGGACAGCTTCGGTAGCGGGGCGGCGAAGGAAGCGACTGGCCCCCAGAGTCAGAACGTCGGTTGCAGCTTCGAGCGGGGCTTGGACAGCAGCGCCAGCAGCGGCAGCGCCCGGGCTAGTAATGTCGCCGCTCTCTTGGACCTGACGTTGGATGTTGGAGCCAAACAGTTGCGGGAATGCTGCGGCAGCGCCACCAGCCAGACCGCCAATGATAGCGCCTGCCGGGCCAAGAGGGGCACCAAGTTTCGCGCCCAGCAGCGCGCCGCCGATGCCTGTTGCGGTTGCGGGGAGAGAGCCTGTGACAGCTTCGGCAGTTGCGCGAGCAGCGCCGCCGGTGCCGGTGACTTCGGTAAAAGGCTGGCGCAGTTCGGAGGGGAAGGCGGCTTCCGCTTCAGCTTCGTTGCGGATGCGACCTTCGCGGCCAATACGTTCAAGGCCGGTGGAGCCGACTGCGCGCCCAAGACCTTCGGCTGCCGAAAAGAGGGTGCTTTGGAACTGGTCGATACCGGCACTGGCGCCGCGCGAAATGGAGGAGCCGAGGCCGAGTTGGGTCTGGCGCCACGCATCGAACTCTTGGGGGTGGTTCTGCTGGAACCAACGCCGTCCTGCCGCTGCCGCAGCCTGCGGATCGTTGGTGTTAACGTCTACTGCAATGTTGTCGTTGAGGCGAACTCGAATCATCGAGCGGGGCGACCCAGCGGATTGACCTCGATAGTGGGGACAGGCGGCGGCGTGGGAGCGGGCTGGGCAGCAGAAGCTTGACCCGGGGCGCCAAGGCTTTCGAGTAGGGCAGGCACGCGCGAAGCGATGTAGTCCTGACGTTGACGCTGAACTTGCGCAACGGCGGCCTCTCGGTTAAGTGCCGTGGAGGGAGGATCGGGGAACAGGGTTCGCGCCTCGCTTAGGGCCTGGGACTCAGCCCGCAAACGAACTTGGGGCGTGACCTGCATGCGATTGGCACCCGAACCGCCGCGCTCATAGAAGCCGGCCTGTGCGGCATACAGGCGATTGCGCGGGTTGGTCGGGTCACGTTCGGCTTCGCGACGTTCGCGTTCGACTTCGATCTGTTGGCGACGATACTCTTCTTGCGAACGCTGTTCGGCGGCCTGACGCTCGGCATCGGCGAGGCGGCGAAGCTGCTCCATGCGAGAGGCGTCACCTTCACGGGCAGCGCGGGCACCGGCACCCAGCATCGTGAAGAAGTTGGGGCTGCCAGAAGCGAGCATGCCAGCGCCGAATTCACTGGCCCGCTGAAGACCTTCGTTCTCCATGTCGCGAGCCATGCGCTTGCGCAGCATGTCGAGAACCGAAAGCTGGCCCTGACCTTGGGGCTGGGCTGCGGCAAGGCGTTCGCGGTATGCGGCTTGGAACTGTTCGAGCGCGTTGGCCATTTCCGGGGACTCGTTCTGCTGGGTAGGAGCGGGTCGGGGACGTGCAGGAGTGGAAGGGGTGGTGGCAGCAGTGTTAGGTGTAACAGCAGCAGGCTGTGCCGGGGCTACTTGTGTGGGCGCAACAGGGGCCACAAGGCTTGGCCGCATTTGCTCATAGTATTCGGGGAAATCAACCATGAGAGGGTCCTGCCCTTACGATTAGAAGAAGCTGCTGAAGAAGTTGCCGAGGGCCTTGCCGCCAGCAAGAATGTTGGGCACCTGCGTGATGCCGCCAAGGACAGAGCCAAGGACGTTTGCGCCGGGCTGCGACTGCTGCTGGGTCTGGCCGACGCCAAGGGCAGAAGGCGTAATGCCGAGGGCGCCACGCAGAACTTCGATGCCGCGCAGCGGGAAGTCGCGTTCCTCCTCGAAGGCACGGCGCAGTGCGTCGAGGTTGGACTGGCCAAGAGCCTGCTGCATGCCGCCGATGTTCAGAAGGGGCTGGGCTTCGACACCAAGGCGACCGGCGGTCTGGCCGAGACCCGTGCCAAGCTGGGCGAGGGCGCCAGTGTATAGCTGGGGAATGCGCTGCTGGTCTTCACGGAACTGCGTGAGGGCTTGGTTGTAGGCGTTGGCCCGTTCGCGTGCGGACAGTTCGCCGATGTTACGCTGCGTGCCGCGCTCCAGTTCGGACTCGGCAATGGCCTGACGGGAACCGCCAAAAGAGCCGGCTTGCGCAGCGCGCTGGCCCAACTCAAGGCGGGTGCGGGCGGCACGCTCCTCGATGTCGCGGATCGCCGGGTCGAGAACGCCCTGCGTATACGGCGACATGTACTCTTGGATGTTGACGTCGGGCAGGCGCTGCGCTAGGCTACGGCTAGCCGCAATGCCTTCGCGCGTCAGTTCGGGCGTGAGGGGCGCAAGGGCGCCAGCAGCACCTGCCACGTTGCGAGTGGTCTCGAAGGCGGCAAGCTGATCGGGCGTGAAGCCTGCAACGCGCGGCTGTTCATAACGGGGAAATGGCTGGGCAGCAACCGCTTGGGCCCGACTCAGCAGATCGCTGCGAGCAGACGAAACGTCAGCCGGAACATTCGGCATGGTCGTGGTGGTGGTGCTTTGCCGGCCGGTGCCGAAGATGTCACCGAAAATGCTCATCGGCCGATGCTCCTCTTAAGAATTTGGCCGACAGGTAGGGGGCCTGCTTGGCGAGTGGTGCCGGTCTTCTCTTGGCGAATCTGCTTGACGAGATCATATAGGCGGCGAGCGCCAGCATTGGAGGAACCGTCGCCCATCATGGACACCACATCGGCCGGAATAACAAACTCGCCGTCCGACAGGGCAGCAGCCCGGCGACCATTGATGGAAGTCGGGATCAGGTCGTCGAGGCCGCCGCCGGGACCAATGGCCACCTTGCCGCCGCCTTCCAATTGAACGACGCCGCCCTGCGCGAACGTGACGAGACCGCCCTTCTTCCAGCCCATGCCACCGGCACCGTCGCTGGACGCTTCGCCAGCCGAGCCGCCTTGAGACGCATCGCCACCAGAGCCCGGGTTTCCACCTTCGCTACCGCCGGGGCTACCGCCCTCATTGACACCGCCCGGACCCGCGTCTGCGTCCACGTTAGCAGCTTCGGCTGCGGCTACGGCGTCAGCCATGGACCCGGTGAAGCCGCCCCCCATCGCAGAGGAACCGTCGATATTGGCACCGAAGACGCCTGAAATTTCGCCGGGAATTCCAAACAGGCCGCCAATGGCAGTTGGATCGGAAAGCATCGCATCCAGCGCGGCGGCATTCTGCGCCAAAGAGCCCAAAGCAGCAGAGATAGCTTGGGCATCAACGGCAGCAGGAGCGGCAGGGGCAGCGGTAGCGGTAGCGGCAGGGGCAGCAGGTTCAGATGGGGCTGCCGGAGCAGAAGGCGGGGCGCCGGGGGTCACGTCGCTCTCAAGGCCGAAGGCGCCGATATCAGCTTCGAGGCCGGGCACGGAAATGGCGTCAGGCGCGACGGGCTCGGAGAGAGCGGCGATGTTACTGAGTTCGTTCAGGGAAATGGTAGGAGCCGGCAGGTCTTCCCGCGTAATACCCATACGGGCTTCCATGTCGCGCTTTGCCATTGCGTCGAAATCTTTCGACACTTCAGCGCGAGCAGCACGCTCTTCGGGGGTACGCGCAGCATCGGCAAGCAGGTCGCCGAGAGCACCTACGATGCCGGTTACACGCGGGCTGCTGCTGAATTGCGACAGAGCGGTGCCGGCTATAATGCTAGGAATGGCACTCGGGCCGGACAGCAGACTGAGCATGGTTCCGGCGAGGCCGGGCGTTTCCATGATGTTGCTGATGTCTTGACGGAGGCTGCCGGTGCTAGGAGAGAAGGGCACCTCGTTGGGGTTCTGGACGTAGTAACCGCCGACAGGGCCACCCAGAACTTGTACGCCGGGAGGGGTGGGTACAAATTGGGCCGGGGCGCGACGGGTGTCACCTCCATCAGAAGGACCGAACCCGCCGGCAGTCGTCGTGGTGGTAGTCTGAGCCGGAATCACGCCGCCCGAAGTTCCGTCGCGGTAACTAAAGAACAAGGGAATGTTGCCCGTGATACCAACGGTATACGGATCAAAAGAGCCGGGGGCGGGAGGCGTGTATACGCGGGTGGATAGAGTTCCAGACATATGTCGACCTTCTAGCGCGTATTATATCATGGGCTTATCAAGAAATAAACCTAGCGAACATCGACGAAGTTGCTGGACTGGAGGGCCAGAAGCAGCTTGCCGACGACGTTCGTGAGGGCGGTGACCGACGGGTTCAGCATGTCGACGGTCAGGGGTGCGGAGACGGTGCCCTGCACAATGAACTGAGGGCGGGTCCGGCGCCCCGGGTCGAAGAGGTCGCTCTGCTCAAGGACCTTGATGAGGCGGTTCCACACGTCACGTGAGGAGGCGTCCCACTCGGCGGGTGCGTCGGGGAAGGTGCGGGAGGAGATGCGCCGGGTCATCGCAGGCCGTCAGGCTCGATAGCTGCGCGGAACTGACCCATACGCCACGGCACGTCGGAGGACGTAGAGGACTGGATTTGCAGAGCAAGCTCCCGGCCGCGCAGACGCAGCGAGGTTTTCTGGGTGGTGCCCGTGACGTTGAAGGGACCCTTCGTAATGACCGGGCCGCCAGGGTACTTGCGCGCCTTGAGGCTAATCTGTAAAGTGCCGGAGTATGGCGTGTTGTCCGACAGGTTGCTGAAATCGGGAACGAACTTGTTGACGAACAGGATGTTGTCGCCCGCATTCTCGTCGAAGTAGGCGCCTTCAAGATTGGCCGCAAGGACAGACGTGTCAGCAGTATAGCCGGTCTCCTGATAGAAGAGATCAGCCGGATTGCTGTTGACGGCAAGCGGAGTGGTGAAGGTTCCGATGTCTTCCCAGACGGTGCGCGGCATGGTGCCGATGGTCCAGTGCTTCTCGCGCGTATTGTAAATGACGTAACGGTCGTTCTCGCCGTTGGGCGAGTTGTTGGAAGTGTAGAACCAGATGACTTCGTCGAAGGTCGAGTTGGTGCCCGCGTAGATTTTGTCCAGTTGGAACTCATCCAGACTGTCATAGACGTAGCGCAGGACCGTGCAGTTCAGGGGTTGGAGGCGGCCGTCATATTGGTAGAACTGGCCATTGGTTGCCATCCAGTAGAGGGTACCGCTGTACTCGGCGACTGCGTTGCGCGAGATGGCGCCGCACCGTTCACCCACAGCCGTGAAGCCGAAGACGTCGTTGCCGCCGATATAGGACTGAATGAACAGGTCGCTGTCGGTCAAGATGGCAGTCTTGTCACCAATGCGGTTGACGGCCCGGATTTCGGAGCCACGGCTCGGCAGCGGGTAATCGCCTGCGGTGTTGGTAGCAGTTGGCGTCCAGTCGGTGAAGTCTTCTTGGGAACACCAGCGGACAAGCAATGGGCTGTAGTTGCCCGAGATATCGTGAGTTCCGTACAGGAGGACGTGCCTAGCTTCCGAGGCAACACGCACGATCTGGTTGACAGAGGGCGCAGCGGTGACGACAGTCGCCTTGTCGATGATGTTGGCGCTGGTACTCCAGTACATGAGCGGGCCGCCGGAGGGAACGGCCATGAGATCGGTGCCCCACAGGTCAAGGGACCACTGCCGCAGCGGATCGGGCGATGGTGCAGCAGGCGTGCCCCAGCCGAAATTGCCGTTCCACACGCCGATGCCCCAGCCCGAGCGGTATACCGTCGAGATGTTGCCGGCCGGATAACAGAAGCCTATGGTGATGGAACCGCCCGTTGCCACGGAAGTAGCTGCCGCAGTCAGGCTGACGTCGATCTCAAATGCATTGGCCGTAATGACGCTGACAGGAAATGTAGCAGTCGTGGTGGCAGCCGCATTGATAACAATGTTGCCGCCGATGGTAGCTGCGGCAGAAACAATTTCTACAAGCGTGCCGGTCGTAAGGCCATGGCTGGGAACGGAGACGATGACCTTGGTGGAGCCGGCCGTCGTGGACAGCAGGTTGCTGGAGGCAAGCGTCGAGACGACTGGCGTGATATTGTAGAAGGTGGAGAGTTCGCTAGAGAACAAGCCGGCATGCGTGGCTATGACGGCTGCGGCCTGACCGCCACGGCTGCGCAGCGAAGTCAAGTAGCGGGGCACGCCGAAAATCTTGGAGTCCTGCGAAGGGTCGATGACACGCTGCCAGCCGCCCATGAGTTCGGGGCGCCCGTAGCGAAAGCGTATCTTGTCAGCATCAGTCCAAAAGCCGCCGGCGTCAAGTTGGGTCTTTTCCTTGACGACCCCGACTTGAAAGTTTAGTTCGGTAAGCTTCTGGTCCTGAAAGGTGGCCGACATTAGACGGTCTCGGTGATCCGAACGCCGTAGTTGTCAAGCAGGCCCGCCATCAGATCGATGCTGGTGGTGCTAGTGTTGATGATGAGGGCAGGACCGGAGGCTGGCAGGACAGTGCCGGTGCCGGCGGATTGCTTGGCAGTAATGTTGAAGGCGCCGGAAGTCTGGCGGATGAAGATGTAGGTCTTCGGCGAGGCCGGCATGATGATGTTGGCGTTGCCCGTCAGGGTGCCCTGCACAAGAAGGATGGCAGCGCGAGCCTGATCGGTTGCCGCGTTAGCCGTGGTCAGGGTGGTGTCGCCGGACGAAACGCTAACGACCGCGATGCCCGCGACTGCGGTTGCAATCAGGTCGAGGTTGTTGTTCGTCTTGGTACCCCAGGTGGTGGCGTTCTCGCCAGTCGCCTGTAGTTCTAGGCGAAGAAGGGGATCATAAGTCGAGGGCATTACTTGCGCTCCTCAAGGATTCGTGTTACTTTGTCGTCAATTCTATTTAGCACAACTGTAAGCTTATTTTCAAGATCGGAGACAACCTCTCGCGTGGCAAAGTCCTTGTTGACTT